GAGCGAGCGCGCGTCCCCGGCGGCGAGGATAAGCTCGCCTTCCTGCGGGCGCTGTACGCCGTCAAGCCGCTGGTGTGCGACCTGCCCACCGTCTGGACCAACCGTGGACGGCACCGGTGAGGGGGTGGCGATGATTGCGCTGGGCGAGCGCGCACGCGACGCCGCACGACGCGCCACGGACGCGCTGGTGCGGGCCTGTCCGGGCCTGCCGGTGCATGTGGCGACCGAGACACCGGACGGCCTGTCAGATGCTCAGGGTGCGCGGGCGCTCAAGACGGCGCTGCTCGACTGGACGCCGTTCGCGCGGACCGTCTACCTGGATGCCGACACGACTGTGCACGGCAACCTGGCGGCGGGGTTCGCCGTCCTGCGCGATGGCTGGGACCTGGCGCTGTGCCCGAGCGCCAACCAGGGCGCGGACCTGCTGTGGCACGTGGGCGAGGCCGACCGCGCGGCCACGCTGGCGGCGGTCGGGACGCGCGAGCCGCTGCAGCTGCAGGCGGGAGTGTTCTTCGTGGCGCGCAATGACCGGACGCGGGCGCTGTTCGCGGCGTGGCGCGCGGAATGGGCGCGGTTCCGGGACCAGGACCAGGGCGCGTTGCTGCGCGCGCTGGCGCGGGTGCCCGTCAAACTCTGGCTGTTAGGACGGCCTTTTAACGGGGGGCCAGTGGTCTCCCACCATTTTGGAGTGTTACGGTGAGAATTCACATCGTGAGCCGGGACTTCGAGACGGACCACATTCTGGCGCGGAAAATCCGCGTGCTGACGGCCCACCCTGCGTTCAGCGGGGGACCAGCGCCGGACCCGCACGCCGACCTGAATTACTTCTGGCCCTACCTGGAATGGGACCGCTTTCGGTCGTTCGACGCCACACCGACCGCCGCCTGGTTCTCGCATCGCGACGAGGGGCGCGACGGCAAGCTCGAAATGTGGGACGCCTGCGCGGCGCGGGTGGACCTGCGCCTGACAGGCTGCAAGCTCTATGAGGAGCCGCTCAAGGCGCACGGCCCGACGGCGCGCCTGAACGTCCCGCTCGACCGGCTGCACTTCGTGCCCGGCCCGCGAGGCCGCCACGAGCGCCCGCGCGTCGGCACGAGCGGCTTCGTCTACCCGGCGGGGCGCAAAGGTGAGGCGCTGCTGGGCGCGCTGGCCACGCGCCGCCGCGACCTGGAATTCACCGACATCGGCGAGGGCTGGCCAGTCCCGACGCAGCACGTGACCTGGGAGGACGTGCCCGCCTTCTACCGCTCGCTGGATGTGTACGTCTGCACCAGCACGATTGAGGGCGTGGGCTACGGGCCGCTGGAGGCGATGGCCTGCGGTGTGCCGGTCGTCATCCCGCGCGGCGTGGGCGTGTTCGACGAGCTGCCGGCGCTGGAGAACCTACACCGCTACCGGGCCGGGGACCTGGACGACCTCGACCGCGCGCTGAGCGAGGCGCTGGAGGCGCTGGCCGGCAACGGCTACAACCCCGCCAGCCTGCGTGGCGCGACGGAGCGCTTCAATGACACGGCGTGGTTGGAGGGCCATCTGGATGCCTTCGAGCGCGTCCTGTACAACGTGCCCTACCAGGCGCCGGCCAAGCCCTGGCATGGCAAGGCGGGCGTGTACTACGTGGCCTACGGCCCCCCGGCGCGCGAGTGCGCCGTCCGGGCGATTGCCAGCCTCAAGGCGCATATGCCCGGCCTGCCCGTGGCGCTGGTGTCCGATACCCCGCTGGGGGCGGGGGAAGACGTGTTCATTCAGCACGAGGACATCGACATCGGCGGGCGCAGCGTCAAGACGCGCATCTATGACCTGGCCCCGCAGGAGTGGGAGTACGTGCTCTATTTGGACGCCGACACGGAAGTGGTGGCCGATATCTCGCTGCTGTTCGACGCGCTGGAAGACGGCTGGGACGTGGTGTACTGCATCAACCCGGACAAGTACGTGACCACGACGCACATGCGCCGGCCCGACAACGGCCCGGAGTGTGACGAGACGTTCGCCGTCATGGGTGGCGAGGACCAATTGCAGCTCAACGGCGGCGTGTTCTCATTTCGCCGCAACGAGGCGACGGCGCGTTTTTTCCGGCGCTGGCACGAGGAATGGCAGCGCTGGGGCGCGCGCGACCAGGCGGCACTGCTGCGCGTGCTCTATACCGAGCCGGTGCGGATGTACGTGCTGGGCAACGAGTGGAATTTGTGCACGCGCTACCTGGATGCGAGCCGCGGCCTGATTCTGCACTACCAACTCACGGCGCGGCGCTGGCGCGGCCTGATTGACGGACGGCTGGACAGCGGAGAGGCGTGGGCCGCGGTACATCCCGCACACAAACCGGAGGCGAGGGGATGAAACACCTGCGTGGCATTAAGGCGCTCGGCAAGCTCGAGCGCATCACCAAGGACATCGCCGACCTGCAAGCCCGGCTCGAACGCGAGGGGGACACGCCGGCGCTGCGCGAGCGGATGGACGCGCTGCGGCAGGAACTGGAGACCTTACGAGGGAGGCTGAGGGCATGACCCCGCTTCGCGTCGCCCTGGTGCACCGCGACAGCCCGCGCGCGAATGAGCAGCGCGCCGTGGGGTGGTGGGCCTACGATGTGCCCGAGTTCCAGGTACACCATATCCCGGTGCGCAAGGGGTTCGTGCTCGACCTGTCGGCACTGGCACCGCGCCATGACCTGGTGGTGTGGGAGGACTGCGGCGCCTACGGCGTGCTCGTCAATCGGGGCGCGCTGCCGGTGGCCTACGTCGTGGTGGACAGCACGCTCGGCTGGGACGCCTACCGCGTGCGCTACGAGCACGCCACGCAGGCCGGCCTCATCCTGGTGGACCACGACCGCCTGGACCGCTTCGACGACCTGGGCGTGCCGGTGCGCCGGCTGGGCTACGCGCCTAACGACCGGTACTACCGGGATTACGGCGAGGCCAAGACGGTGGATGTGTCGATGCTCTGCCACCCGTCGGATGACGGCGCGCGCGCGCGGCTGATGACCCATCTGGCGCGGCACTGCGCGGCGCGGGGCTACACGTTCACCAGCGGCAAGCGGAGCGGCGAGGAATACCCGCGCGGGTTCAACCGGGCGAAGGTGAGTGTCAACCTGGCGCGCACGACGACCAACCGCCCACACCGCACCTTCGACGTGATGGCCTGCCGGTCCTGCCTGCTGACCAGCCCCTGGCCGCGCGTGAGCGGCGAGGAGGACGTGCGGCGCGGCGTCCATTACGTGGACTTCCGCGACGCAGACGAGGCGTGCCAGCAGATTGACGCGCTGCTGGAAACCGGCGACTGGGCGCGCATCGCGGACGCGGGCTATGCGCTGGTACAAGCGCGCTACACCTGGGCGGCGCTGGCGGGGCGGTTGCGCGCCACGCTACTCGATGCATTCCCCCAGTTGCGAGAGGCGGCCAGGGCATGAAAACCGTATGGGTATTGATATACATCCTGGATTACGGTGGGGATGAGTTCCAGTCGGAAGTGGTGGGCGTCTTCGACAGCGCCGAGTCGGCGCAGGCCAGCGTGCCGGGGGCACAGTGGGAACAGACGAAATTCGGCAGCTATGAGGCCAAAGGCCGCCGGCCGCATTCAAGCTGGTTCCTGGCCGCCTACACGCTCAACGAGTGCGACCGCCCGGCCATCGCGCCTGACCATTGGGAGGAGCTATGACCATCACCGCCGTCATCGCCACCTACAACGAGGCCGAGACCATCGGCGCGCTGCTGGAGGGCCTGCGCGAATGCCGGTGCATCGTCGTGGATGACAGCAGCCCCGACGGCACGGGCGCCATCGTGCGGACGTTCGCCCACGCAACGCTGCTGACCCGGCCTGCCAAGCTCGGCATCGCCTCGGCCGTTCTGCTGGGCCTGCGGACGGCCCTGGCGACGGAGACTGAGTGGGTGGTCCAGATGGACGCGGGCGGCACGCACCGGCCCGAAGACGCGAAAAAAATGGCGTCCGTCACACGCCTGCTGGGGGCGGACCTGGTCATCGGCTCGCGCTTCACCGGCCGCTTCGACTGGCACGGGCGCCGGACGGCCATCTCGCTGGGCGCGGCTTGGCTGATGCGCCGGCTGGGCTTGCACGTGCGCGACGCAACCAGCGGCTTTCGCTGCTGGCGCGCAGACTTCCTGCGCGGCCTGGACCTGGACGCCGTGCGGGCGCGAGGGTTCGCGTTCCAATTGGAGCTGCTCTACCAGGCGCACCAGGCCGACGGGTGGATTGTCGAGATGCGTATCCCCTACACGCTGACCAACAGCACGTTCAATGGGGGGATGCTGCGCGAGGCCCTGATTACCTACGGGAGGTTGTGCCGTGCTCACCTGTTATAGCGTGCCCCGGCGGTTTGAGCCGCCGTTCGACACCATCCAGCAGAACGCCGTCCGATCGTGGCAGGCTCTGGGGGCGCAGGTGATTTTGCTCGGCGATGACGAGACCGCCGGCTGGGCCGCGCGGCTGGGCGTCGAATACGCCCCGGTCGAGACGGACGCCGACGGCGTGCCCTTCGTGCGCGCGGCGGTCGAGGCCGGCGAGCGTCTGGCGCGCTACGCGACGCGGTGCTTTCTCAACACCGACAACATTGCCCTGCCGTCCTTCGGGGCGGCGCTGGCGGCGCTGGGGGGCCTGCCCGCGTTCGTGGCCATCGGGCGGCGGGCGGACATGGCGGTGAGCGCGGTGGTGACGGATTTCGGCCCGGCCTTCGAGGCGCGCGTCCGGACCGAGAGCCGGCCGGGCGGCTCGACGGGCATGGACTACTTCGCCTACCGGGGCGTGTCGCTGGCCGACGGCCTGCCCGCCGACTTTCGCATCGGGCGCGACTTCTACGACAACTGGCTGGTGCGCCGTTGGGCGTCGTCCGCGGTGCCGCTGGTGGACCTGTCCGAGTGGATGACCATCGTCCACCAGGACCACCCGCCCAAGCCGGCGGCCACGCCCGAGCAGATGGCGCGCAACCGCGCGCTGGCCGACCTGGGCGGCGTGCGCTGGGGCTTCGCGCAGGCCACCTACCGCCTGACGGCGCGGGGGGTGGAGCGATGGTAAACCTGACGTTCATCGCACACGGCACCGCCACTGAGTTGCAGGCCCGCGTGGATGCGCGCTGGCCGCTGGGGCCGATGGTGTATCACTGGGTCCGGCAGCACGTGCCGCGCTCGCCGCTCGAGATGCAGCCCTACCAGGCGTGCGCGCTGTACGGCCTAGCGCAAGCCTACGACGGCGGGCACATCGTCGAGATTGGCTGCGGCCTGGGCTTCTCGGCGGGGATGCTGGCCTGGGGCGCACCGAACGCCGTCATCACGTCGGTGGACATCGACCCGGAGCACGTCCAGACGGCGCGGGCCAGCCTGGCCGCGTACCCCCACGTGACGGTCATGCAGGGCGACAGCCACGACGCAGCGCTGCGCGACGGCCTGGGGCCGCTGGACATGGTCTTCGTGGATGGCGACCATGGCCCGGAGATGGTGCGCGACCTGGCGTGGTTCAACGTCCTGCGCCCCGGCGGCCTGCTTCTGGTGCACGATTTCAATTACCAGAGCGCGCAGCATTTCCCCGACGTGGTGTGGGGGGTGATGGGCTTCTTGCGGACCATCGGGCGCGCCCAGCCGGACGTGCTGCTGATGGAGTGTTGGGGCAACAAGGGGCCGCGCGGCCTGGTCGGCGTCGTGCGCCGTGAGGGAGAGAGGGTTCCATGCGACTGAGAGGCACACCGGAGCGCCTGATGGCGCACCTGGTCCGCCAGCATCCAGGCATCCCGGACGCGCTGGCGACGGCTCGCGAGCGAGTGGGCACCACCAAAATCAAGCGCGAGGTGGCGCCCTACCAGGCCGCCGCGCTCTATGCCCTGGCGCGCGGGTGTGACTTCGAAGGCGCGCACCTGCTGGAGATTGGCACGGCGCTGGGGTTCTCAGCCTGCATGCTGGCCCAGGCCGCGCCGGCCGCGCGCCTGACGACGCTCAACCCGCGCGACGACGAGATGGCCCTGGCCCGCGCGGCGCTCAGTGTCTTCGAGCGCGTCAAGCCGGTCGTGGCCCGCTCGGAGGATTACATCACCCACTACGGCGGTCCATACCTGGATATGGTCTTCGTGGACGGGGACCATGAAGGGGTCGCGCATGATTTCCCGTGGTTCAACTGGGTGCGGCCCGGCGGCATGATGGTCTTCCACGACTACAGCCCCGACGGCACGGGGCGGCCCTGCCGGCCGGTGTGGGACGCGCTCAACGCCTTCGCGGCGCACCTGGAGCGCGACTTCGACGTGCACATCGTGGATGACGGCGGGGTGGGCATGGCCGGCTGGGTCCGGCGGAACGGGGAGCGCGCGCCATGACGAGTTACGCGACGTCGGTCGAGTTACGCGCGCGGCTGGAGAAGACAGCTAAAACGGACGATGCCGTGCTGACCGCGCTGCTGGCGGCCTCGAGCGCGGCGGTCGACCGGTTCTGCAACCGCCCCGACGGATTCGTGGCGCTGGCCACGGCGGTGGCGCGCACGTTCGCCGGGTCGGGACACAGCGTCCAGGCCATCGATGAGTGCGCGGCCATCACGCTGGTCGAGACGGGCGACGGGACAACCTGGACGGCCTGGGGTGCGGACGACTGGCTGGCCTTCCGGGGCGATCCGGCCAAGCCCGACTTTGCCAATCTACCGTACACGGGGCTGATGGTGGCCTACAGGGGGGCCTACGCGACGTTCCCGCGTCTGGCCCGCAACGGAGTTGGCCTGCCGTCGGTGCGCGTGACGGCCCGCTGGGGCTACGCCGAGACCTGCCCGCCGCAGGTGCGCGAGGCGGCCATTCTGCAGGCGGCGCGCTGGTGGCAGCGCGGCAAAGCGGCCTGGGCCGACACGCTGGGCAACGCGGATATGGGCCTGCTCATGTACCGCCGGGCGCTCGACCCGGACGTGGAGCACATGCTGGTGTCCGGGCGCCTGGTGCGGCTGGCGGTGGGCTGATGGAGACGCGCATTCGCGGGCTGCTCGAAACGCAGCGCAACCTGGAGAAGGTGGCGGCCGACCTGGACGGCGAGCCGATGGTGCGTGCCATGCGCGACGCGACACTGCTCATCGCCGCCGACGCCAAGCGCAACGCGCCGGTGGACACCGGGCGCCTGAAGGCCAGCATCCNNCAAGCGCTTTGTCCCGGTGGACACGGGCCGCCTCAAGTCGAGCATCCATCCGGAAATCCGGCGCGAGCGGGTCCTGCAGGGCGTGGTGGGGTCGGTCGTCAAGTACGCGCCGTATGTCGAGACGGGCACGCGCCCGCACATGCCGCCGCCCGCCGCGCTCCAGACGTGGGCCCGGCGGCACGGCACGAGCGCCTGGGCGGTGGCCCTGGCCATCCGGGCGCGGGGCACGAAGGGGCACCGCTACCTGCAGCGCGCGGTGGACGCCAACCGCGAGCGCATTTTCCGGCTGTTCGATGAGG